CCTTGACTAAGAATAAGATTTGTCGGAGGCCCAGGCTTCACTAAATACTTCCTCAAGAGATGTAAGTATAATATTACAAAGCCAATTCAGAGACGGAAAGAAATGACAAAGATTACAGTAATTAAAAGAAATGGCAATAGGGAGCCTTTGGCCGTTGAAAAATGGCAAGCCCAAATCACAAAAGTTTGTAAAGGTATAGCTGACGTAAGTCAATCAATGATTGAAATTAAAAGTCAGCCGCACTTTTATGATGGCATCACTACACAGGAAATTGACGAGATTACGCTAAGAGCGATAGTTGATTTGATTGACGTAGAACATAATCCAGACGTAGGACATACTAACTATCAATACGTAGCAGGCAAACAGCGTTTGAGTATGTTGCGTAAAGACGTATACGGTTCATATCAAGTTCCTAGTTTATATTCAATAGTACAGAAGAACGTAGCAGTTGGACTTTATACTCCAGAGTTGCTAGAGTGGTACACTGAAGACGACTGGAACAAAATGGATGCCATGCTAGATCATGAGAAAGACGAAACTTACTCATACGCGGCTATTGAACAATTGATTGAAAAATATCTAGTTAAAAATAGAGCAACAAAACAAACTTACGAAACTCCACAAATTAGATATATGATTGCGGCCGCGACTGTGTTCCACAAAGAGGAACCTAACTCGGCTCGTATGCGTTACATAAAGGAATACTACAATGCGGCTAGTGATGGTTTGTTTACTTTGGCTACTCCTGTGCTTGCTGGTCTCGGCACTCCCACTAAACAGTTTAGCAGTTGTGTGCTTATCCGTTCAGACGACGATCTTGACTCAATTTTTGCTTCAGGCGAAATGATGGCCAAGTATGCCAGCAAACGTGCAGGCATTGGTTTAGAGATTGGTAGACTACGTCCACTAGGTAGTCCTATTCGTGGCGGCGAAATCATGCACACAGGAATGATTCCGTTTTTAAAGAAATGGTTTGGCGACCTTCGTAGTTGCAGTCAAGGAGGTATTCGTAATGCTAGTGCTACCGTTTTCTATCCAATTTGGCATCATCAGTTTGATGATCTTATTGTTCTTAAAAATAACCAGGGTACTGAAGAAACTCGTGTTAGACACATGGACTATGGAGTCGTACTGTCCGCTTTCTTCTGGAGACGATTTAAAAACAAGGAAGACATCACCTTTTTCGACCCAAATGAAGTGCCTGATTTGTACGAAGCGTTCTACAAAAACACCGCCTTGTTTGAAGAACTTTACGTCAAATATGAAAAGCGTACCGACTTACGTAAAAAGACAATGAATGCTGAAGATGTATTCAAAGGCGGAATTTTAAAGGAGCGTACTGATACAGGTCGTATCTACTTAGTGTTCATAGACAATGTCCAAAATCAAGGACCATTTGATCCTGAATACCATACAATCTATCAGTCAAATTTATGCTGTGAAATACTTTTACCAACTAAGCCTTTTAAGCGCCTGGACGATGCTGACGGCCGTATTGCTTTATGTACACTTGGTAGCATTAACTGGGGAGCATTCCGTAATCCTGAAGATATGCGTAGGGCTTGCCGTATTCTTCAACGCAGTTTGTGTAATATATTGGATTATCAAGACTTCCTCTCTATTCAAAGCAAGCTATCGAATGACGAAATCCAACCACTAGGCATTGGTGTTACTAACCTAGCCTACTGGCATGCCAAGCGTGGACTCAAATATGGCGACAAAGATGCACTACAAGATGTTAAGAGTTGGATGGAACATCAAGCATTCTATCTAACAGAAGCCACAGTGGAACTGGCCAAAGAACGTGGTGCCTGTGTAGACAGCGCAAAGACACGTTACGGTCAAGGAACATTCCCTTGGGAACTACGTGCAACAGGCGTAAATGCTCTTGCTGACTTTGCTCCAGAACTTGATTGGGAAACTCTACGTGCTAACATGAAACAGTACGGTGTGCGCAATGCCACGTTGATGGCTATCGCTCCTGTGGAGAGCTCAAGTGTTGTTATAAACAGCACTAATGGGATTGAGATGCCTATGAGCTTAATCAGTACTAAGGAAAGTAAAGCAGGATCATTTACACAAGTTGTTCCTGAGTATCACAAACTTAAGAACAAATATCAAATGATGTGGGAACAAACTGATTGTGTTGGTTACTTAAAAACAGCCGCAGTACTTGCCGCCTATGTTGACCAATCGATTAGTACAAATACATTTTACAATCCAGCACACTTTGCGGATCGTAAGGTCCCAACTACATTGATTGCCAAGAACTTGATGCAAGCACAGTTGTGGGGATTGAAGACATTCTACTACAGCCTAATTAACAAGGCAGGTAGTAAAGCAATACAAGATGTTGCACCAGAACAAACACAAGTTAATGGAGTCCAAGTTAACGGCTACCATTACGATGAACTAGAAGACGATTGCGAGGCATGTAAACTATGAGTCAAGCACAGTATGACTTAAACACTAAGACGGACTATCTTTCACGTAAGATGTTTTTGGACCCGGCAGGTCCAGTTACTATTCAACGCTTTGAAGAAGTTAAGTATAAGAAGATTGCAGACTTTGAAACTACTGCACGTGGATTCTTTTGGGTACCAGAAGAAATTAGTCTAAGCAAAGATGCTAACGACTTTAAAGATGCTAGCGAAGCAGTTAAGCATATCTTTACCAGTAATTTGTTACGTCAAACAGCATTGGATAGTATCCAAGGTCGCGGACCTAGTCAAGTGTTTGCTCCTGTGATTAGTTTACCAGAACTAGAAGCATTGGTATACAATTGGACATTCTTTGAAACTAATATACACTCACGCAGTTACAGTCACATCATTCGTAATATCTATAATGTGCCTAAGGAAGTGTTTAACACAATCCACGACACACATGAGATTGTTAGTATGGCTTCGAGTGTAGGCAACTACTATGACGCACTACATCAAATCAATTGCCGTAAAGAAGCAGGCGAAAAGATTAACGAACGTACACACATCAAAGCAATCTACATGGCTTTACATGCCAGTTATGCTCTTGAAGCATTCCGCTTTATGGTATCGTTTGCTACAAGTCTAGCAATGGTTGAGAACAAGATCTTTATTGGCAACGGTAACATTATTAGTTTGATTCTACAAGACGAACTGCTACACAAGGGCTGGACTGCTTTCTTAATCAACCAAGTGGTTAAGGATGATAATCGTTTTGCCGAAGTGAAAGCAGAGTGCGAACAAGAAGTGTATAATTTGTATATGGATGTTATCCGTGAAGAAAAAGAATGGGCAGACTATTTGTTTATCAAAGGACCAGTTATTGGTCTTAATGCTAACATTCTAAAAGACTTTGTAGACTATACAGCCGTAGATGCATTAAAGCAAATTGGTATCAAGTATAATAATCCTGCACCAAAGTCTACTCCTATTCCTTGGTTTAACAAACATAGTGATACAAGTAAGAAACAAACAGCATTACAAGAAAGTGAAAGCACTAACTATGTCATTGGCGTAATGAGCGAAGCCATTGACTACGATGCATTACCAAATTTATAATAGAAGGGAAATAATATGAAAGCAGTAGTATGGAGCAAGAACATGTGCCCATTTTGCGACCAGGCAAAAGCATTACTCAAAATGAAAGGCATCGAATTTGAAGAGCGAAATGTAAGTAAGGATTGGACTAAAGAGCAGTTATTGGAAGCAGTACCTACGGCCAGAACTGTTCCACAAATATTTTTAGACGATAAATTAATAGGCGGCTTTACAGAATTAAAGAAACATTTCGAAAAGGTATAATATGTTAATTTCAAAAGGTGTAGCAGTTGGTGAAGTAATCACCCTTAAACTAACAAGTGGTGAAGAGTTAGTTGCAAAACTAACAGAGGAAACTGATAGCTACTACAAACTATCAAAACCAATGGTTATTGGTATGGGACAACAAGGCCCAGGCTTAATGCCATACTTGTTTACAGTCAGCCCAGATGCTGATGTTAAACTTTCTAAGATTACAGTAACAGTTGCAGAACCAACTGACCAGGCGTTTGCCAAACAGTTCTTAGAATCAACTAGCGGAATCAAATTAGTATAATGCCAGCCGTAGCTAGACTAGGAGACCCAATAACAACTGGACACGGTTGCAGTACAACATCGACTGTGATTGGTCC